CAAGAATAAGTTCCAAAGGAAAGCACCCAGTGTTGCAAATGCCCCAAAGATGATGCCTGTTGCACTTACAGATGTTCCTGCAACTTTGTTGATTATCCCAACAACAGCATACAGTGCAGCAATAATTGCAATGATGATTATTAAAATCCAGGTGATGGGGGAAGCCAACAAAGCAGTATTCAGTCCATACTGTGCAGCGGTTGCTGCTGCTGTTGCACTTGCCTGTGTTCCTGTTGCTGCTGCATGGAAGTATGAAGCAATAGCACTTGCAATCTTAATTCCTTTGCTTATCAGTTCAATTCCATTGGTAATTGCCAAATAACCTGCATACAAGCCAAGTGCAGTTGCCACACCATAAATCACAGGTGCAATGATTGACCAGTTTTCATACATAAAGCCACCAACCGCAGCCACCAAATCAAATATTTCAATGACTATTCCTGCAACCAGTATCAAAGCACCTGTGATTCCATCAACCAATTGGTTGAACCGTTCTGAATTTGCAATTTCATTCAGCTTTCTTAAAATAGGTTCAAATGACCTTAATGCTTTATTTGATATACTTGCCCACACTTGACCAAAGGTCATTGGCATCTGTGCAAACCTTGCATCTGTTTCTTCCGCTGCTGAAAGCATTGCATTTTTCACAATTTCCGCTGTGATTTGTCCTTCTGATGCCATTTCCCTGATTGAACCAATAGGAACATCAAGATAATTTGCAATTGTTTGGATGATGTTTGGTGCAGCTTCAAACACTGCATTCAGTTCTTCACCACGCAGGACACCTGCACCCAAAGCCTGTGTCAACTGTAAGCTTGCAGAAGCAACTTCTTGTTGTGAAGCACCTGCAATGACAAATTGTTTGTTCAATTGTTCAGAAAATGCAATCAGTTCATCATTTCCACTGAATGCATCACCTGCCCTTTGTCCAAGCTTTGCCACCACATCAGCGGTCTGTAAATAAGATGCTCTTGACCTTTGTGCAGAAGCAAAGATTTTATTTTCAAGTTCCTGAACTGAACCACCGTCATCAACAATCATGGTCAACCTTGCATTGGTCTGTGCCATGGTGTCAGATAGGTCAACCGCTTTCTTTGCTGTTTGAACAGACAGGTAAGTAGCAGCCATCTTCTTAATTGTTGACATTAATTGACTTGTTTCTTTGTTACCTTCCTGAACTTCTCTGTTGAATCTGCTTTGTGCATCAATGTTGTCCCTTAAATATCTTTCAGTATTACCAACTGTTTCAGATAATCTCATATAAGCTTTATTTGCTGCATTAACATCCATTCTTTGTATTGCTTCATTCAAATCATTTTGCTGCTGTTCAATCAATGCCAAATTTTCTCTTACTTTTTCAATTCCGCTGCTTTTAACATTTACATCAATATCTAAATCAATGAATTCCTGTGTCATTTTTTCAATATCCAAAATACGGTTTTGAACATTTTTCATGCTTGCCATTACACTGTTTGTTTCAATGTTCAGTTCAGGTACATTGTTTATTTGATTTTCCAAAGTGTTTAAGTCAGAATTTATTCTGTCAATTCCTGTTGCTTGTACTTGAACATTTGCATCAGGCATACTTTGAATATTTTGTTCAACCCTTGATAAATCTTCACTTATAACATTGGTGTTTAAGCTATCTACACCGATATTCACATCAGGAACATTTTCGATTACTTGATTCAACCTATCAATCTGTGATTGTGCTGCATTCAATGCATTAGCATCCGCATCAATAATGATTGAAACATCATCTGCACTTTGATTCAATTCATTAATATTTCTTCGAACATCATCAAAGTTATCAGTATTTACTTGAAAGTTCATTTCAACTTCTTTTGGTATATTATTTAATGATTGTTGAACTGCATTCACATCAATGTTTTTAGCACTCATTTCGATATTAGGAACATTTTGAATACTACTGTTCAAAATGTTCAAATCATTGATGGTCTTATCAAAATTACTGTTTGTTTCAATGTTCAGTTCAGGTACATTGTTTATTTGATTTTCCAAAGTGTTTAAGTCATTGGTCAATGCATTGGTATTTAGTTTATTAGAATTTACATCCAAATCAGAAGTGGACATGATATTCTGCTGCAAACTATCAATTTGATTGTTAATTGCATCAATATTTGTAGTGAGGTTAAGTTGACTTGCTGAATTAACTAAATCAGCCTGATTTGTTTTGACCCTGTTCAGTGCATCATTCACAGCATTGACTTCATCAGTGTATCTTTCCATACCAGTATTAGTGAAAATATCAAAGTCATCTAAAACCCAAGTGACAGGAACTGGTGCAGGTGCATCAATCAAAGGGTCAGGTGCAATTGGTTCAATCACTGGATTGATGACAGATGGAATTTTAATATTGACACCTTGACCTGCTGTTTCCAATTCATGCAGTGCCATTGTTGCATTGTTTATTTGTTTCCTTGCTGCATCTAAAGAAGATGTATCAATTGTCTGTGAAATTGTGGATTGCATATCTTCAAACCCTGAAATTGTAAGGTTCAAAGCGTTTAAAATGTTGTGCAATGGTGCAGTCATTCCATCCGTCAACCTGATTGCTGTTTGAATTGTTGCCATATTATCACCTGCCTTTTTTTAACCGTTTTATTCTTTCAGCTTCCGCTTTTTCTGCTTCCATCTTAATCTTTATGGATGCAATCACAAATGCCTTTTCCTGTGGGTCAAGGGCAACAAATTCAGAAGGCAACAAGTGTAATTTATGCAAGCAGTAATGGGCAAGTACCGCATCACTGTCACCTTCTTCAATTAGTTTTTTGCTTCTTCAACCTTTTCATCCATGGTTGTATCAAACCCATTGTATTGCTGAATGAATGCAGCAAATTCATTGTATTCACCAGGGTCATCAATCATTTCCTTCAATAAATCTTCGGGTGTCTTTACACCGTAACTGTCCTGTAAGTCCGCATCATAAAGATTTGGATGAACAATGGATGCAACCATAGTCTTTGCAAGATACAGGGAAGTGTTCAGTTTTGGTCTGTACATGTTTGGTTTCCCTTTTACAGGAACTTCAATCATACAGGATTCACGAATGTTTTCATTTTCCCTTGTAGTCAAAGGCTTGATTTCCCAAAGTAGGGGATTCCCATTTTCATCAAGCAAGGATTTGGTTGCAGGATAGGTTGTATTCTCTTTTTGAATCTTGTTTTTCTTCAAAAACAAACTTAAATTTGACATAGTATCCACCTTTCTTTTCTCAAAAATAAAAATATCCCTGGATGTTCGCACAAGACCGAACTATCCAGGGATAATATACTTATGAATTATAACATCCCTGCAAGTAAATTAAAGCTTTCAGGCATCTTGAAGTCCTCAAATGTTCCGTTAATATCTTCATCAAGGTATTCACCATCGGCATCAAACTTTGCAAGTATGCCACCATCTGTGTTGCAGTCCATGAAAACAATTGTCTGCCTTCCTGCTGCACTTGTTGGGTCATCATTTGTGACCTGAATTTCAAAATACACATCTTCACCAGTGTCTTTGTACTTTTGCAGAAGGGTTCTGAAAATTGACTGGTTATAATGTGCTGTTGCTGAAAAAGTTCCTTTCCAACCAGTTGCCTTATTACCAATACCTGTCTTACCAAGCACAGGAACTTCTGTCTTGGTTTTTTCAAAGGAAGCTTCAAAATTTATCATCTGCATGAAGTTGTATCTATTACCTTCAATAGTAACAAAGCATTCAGCAAGCTTTGCAGAAATTGCATCCTTACCCTTCATGACAACATTGTTAATCATAGCACCTTACCCCCTTCCTTATTGCACAATGCAGGTCATATAAAGCTGTGTCATTGTATTCACAACAGTCACAACATCATTGACCACCACTGATTTCTTTGTATTTCCTTGTGATACAGTAACATCCGCATCATTGAAGTTTTCAATTGCTCTGATGTCCTGTAATTGCTCATGGTGTTTGACTATATCTGCCCACAAGCTGATTCTTCCTGATTCATCATTTGGAACAACACCCAAGTATTTTGTATTGAACAGACTTGCAATATCATTTGCAATTTGGTCAACCACCCTGATTGTTTGGTTATCCTTGAAGATGTCACTCTTGTCATCTGTTACGGTAACAAGACTGTTTATATCTTCAAGAACTCTTACTGAATCACCCACCGCATGGAAGATAAACTTCCCTGCAAGCAAAGCAGCTTCAAGTTCAGTCTGTGTGTAATTCACATTGACTGTATATTCGCCATTATACTGCTTGTTGGTTAAGGATTTGTTGATTGCACATCCTGCCAAAGCACCACCAACCCAGTACACCATTTCAG